CGCGTAAGATCGTCGGCAGCGTCAGATGTGTATAAGAGACAGATCTTATTTACACCTGTTATTAAAAATTTTGGGTCAAAATTTAAAGTAGTGTTTACATTAGTTCCGTTATCAATACTAATTACATGGTATAAAAGAGAGCCTGTGTTAGTATTAAAAGATACAACTAAATCTAATTTACCTGTAGCTCCTACAGTAAAAGAGGGGTCATGAACAAACCAATATATAGTTTCATTAGCACCATCTTCAAATGCTCCTATGCATCGAGCTGAAGAACTTAACGCAGTTCCATCCGTATATTGAAGTGTTGTTATCTGAGTGTTACCCTTAGAGTTTTCTACTGCACCAATTTCTGTTTCTTCTGTTGAACCTAGTCTTACGTTCAAAGCGTCTACATACTCACCGTTAGGTATAAGCCTTTCGTCAAGGCTTTTATTCATTCGGCCTGCAATAAAATTTCTTTGGATGTTTGCCATTTTATTTTATCCACTTATCTTCACCTCTCATATTCATAAGCAATCTGCTTGGGTGAATGTTACTCAATCTGATTTTTGCATTTCTTAACAATGCTTGTTTATTTTTTTTAGCTCTATTAACAATATACTCTTGTACGCCAAATTTACTATTTAAAATTGCATATTGAATGTAAGCATAAACATAATCTTCAAATAACTTGTTTACTTGTATTTCTGAATTATTTCCATTTTCCATGCCATCTGAAATATATTGTAAAACACATTGCCTGTTAGCCATAGTAGAGTCAAAATTTATAACACCAGCTTTTTTATCAATTGTAAACGTAGGATTTATATTGGCAGTTTCTGTATTTAATCCATATCTAGCGCCAATCCTAGAATTGTATATATCATCTTCACAATCTACACAATTGCCATTTACATCTGCCTCATTGTTTTGATTTAAATAAATACTATTTAATGCTCCGCTTTTTCTTGTTTTATCTAAATCAGATTCTTCTGTGTTAACATTGTTACCCGTATCATAAGTAAATGTAGCAGTAGCTGTTTGTATATAAGAAACAGCTGATTGTACCTGTATGTTTTCAGTAAGCTCTCTTAAAGTGTTTCCTTGAAACAAATAAAGCTTTACCCAGTTTACATAATCCGATGGTAAAACAAAACGCAAGTCATCATACACCGTCAATTCTAAAGCTTTAATTTCTTTGAATGCATCATAGTTTAATTCTTGAATAGCTCTTTTAGCATGAAATAATATTTTATATCTATTTTCATTGTTTACTAATGAATGATTTCCATCATACATTAATTCAAAGTTGGCTATAATGTCTTGTAAACTTACGTATTGATAAGAGCCCCAATTAGTATCCGTAGGATTTACACCATCATTAGTGTAATATTTTTTTTGATTTAAGTAAGCCATAATTAAGTATTAGTTTGATTTTGTTGTTGCTCTTCTATTTGTCCAAACTGAAACACATCAGCTTCTCTTATTGATATACCAGCGTATTGTAAAATTCGAGCCACTAGATTATTAGAGTCATCGAGAGGTAATTCAAAATCCTGATAATCATTTTGTGTTTGGTCGAATAAAGGCTCTCCCCCATATAAAGTTACATAGGTCCATTTTGGGTCTTTTGGATATCTAATGTATACCCCCTGAACATCAGTTGCTCCATTATAAGAAGAGGGATATACGGTAATAGAATCTCCTTGTTGCGTGTAAGCCGGATACAAGGTAGAGGGCGCTGTGAGAATAGAGTTAGTTAATAATTTAATTTTATTATTACTTACCTTCTCAGCTTCTCCCTGATATACTCCGCCATTAAAACAATTGACTGTATTTAATAAATAATAATCTGTCCCTGTAGTGGAGGCGGATGGAAGGTAATATATATTACCTGCATTTTGCGTTAAAGTAGAAGTGATAGAAAAAGTATCTATTACCTCTTCATAACCTAGTGTAATATCAGCATACCCTGTTCCTGAAATTCTTGCATTTTCCTCATTAATTTGTTGATTATAGTTTATAAAATATTCGTCAAACAAATCTAACTGAGCCTGTTTAGCAAATAAATTAAAATCACTAGGAGATATATATCCATAGTTATTCTTATTGATAATTGCAAGCACAGTATTTCTTACTGAATTTATCATTTGAAAATCTTTTTACAAAGATACATAAAATAAAAAAGCACCCTGATTTGGGTGCTTCTTCTTAATTTAGTACAACACTTAAACTAGTTAAGCATTTACAATACTTGTTACAGCTTTAGGTAAAGCTAAAGAAAACATTGGGTTTGTCCAGCTTGTAACTAGAGCACCTTCAGTAGCATTTAGTATAGCTGTATAAACATCATGCGCAACTTGAGCTGCAGTTGTTACTGTAGTTGCAGTTCCATCTGCATACTTAATCACAACAGTTGTCGCTGTTGCAGTTGCAGTACCTATTGACTTTATTCCGTTAACACTAATTAGTGTATTAGTAATAGGAGCGTTTGTAATTTTGATAAATTTTTCCATTTTATAAAAAGTTTTTAATGGGTTAAACAAGCTATAAAGTTACGAATTTTTAGCTAATGCTTTTAAGTGTTTGAATACCTCTAATCCATCATCACTTTGAAAGTAAGATGTTATTATATACATTGGCTCTTCACCAAATGGTATATTACACATTTTCTTTCTATTAGATGGTGTGTTAAACCATACTTCTTTTTTGCTATTTCTTAACTGTATTAAGTTTTTGTCTAAAAAATCCTGTACCGTTGAATTTAGCTTTAACATTGGGTCAGTTAATAATTTCATAAAACCACTTGGGTTTTGTTTAGCAAATATTAATATATCCCTTCTAAGCTCAGCAGTTGTTACCTTGCTAACGTCTTGTTGAAACAAAACTCTAGCAACGTTCTCTACTTGAGCAACATCAAGCTGTCTAGCTTCTATAAGAGCATCTACTTGTAAATTTAGATCCTCTACAATGTCTGCAGCTTCTTTAGCTTTGTTAACTTCAGTAAATATTCTTCCATTACCAGGATGATAATGTAAAAACTTTTGTAGTATTTGATTGTTTTTTGGAACAAACAAAAATCCATCTTCAAATATTACAGGCTCTAAAATTGCATTGTCATCTTGTTCGTCTTGAAACGGACTGTTCTGATTTCTTGCATATCTTAAAGGTCTGTTGATTCCTGTCTCTTCATCAAAATGCAATAATGGAAATCTATTAGTGTGCCTTGAGGCTAAGATTAAAGATAAAGGCGCAACATCTCTTGTAAGCTTATAAGATTTGTCAACAAATTTAGGTGATTGTTTTTTTGGTTTTGGTTGAGCAACTGTTTTAATTTCAGCTTTCTCAACTACTTCTGGGGTAGTATTTTCTTTTTTCATTTGATTTAATTTAATTTGATTATTTAAAAAAGGGGCGCATTGCTACGCCCCTAATATTTAATTACTAGTCTTGAAATAAGAAGAAGTTGTTTGCACCTAAAGTACATACAGCTCTCTCAGACAAGAAGTTTACTTGCATGTTGTCAATATCAGACGTTGCAGCACCACCAGCAGAGCCAGTAATCCAAGTCTTATATCTTCTGTCTTCAGTTTCTGAAGCTCTATATCTAACATGTAAGAAAGGTCTCTTAGCGTTTTTACCAAGAATTTGGTCATAAACACTTGTTGAACCAGCTGGAACTAGAAGACCATTAATCTTCCCTGATGTTGCTCCTGTTGGTAGTCCACCTCTCATTGTAGGGTCATTTAGGTATTTCCAGTCAGTCTTGTAGAAGTCGTAACCTCTTCTGAATCCTGTGAATCCTAAGTTTAAAGCCATTTCTTCGTCATTGTCAAATAGACCATAAGAAGTACCACCCGCTCCGTAAGAGTTTTGTGCAGCTAACATATCGTCAATGTCAAATCCAAATTGTCTGTTAAGGAAAATAACATTTTCCTCAATAGAACCTTGCTTATCTAGTCTACTGATTATAGAATCGAAGTCTGCTAGGGCTACTGGATTTCCACCATCCCAAACATTTCCTCTTAATCCTACTACGTAGAATATACCATCTGAACCAGCTCCTGGGTCAGCAGCACCAGCGGCGCTACCTAAGATAGCAGCAGCTCCAGAGTTAGTCTCTGCAGGTACAGCCTCAATCATTGCTGTTTCTAAATAGTCATCGAATCTTAATCTTGTTTCGTGCTCAGACTTTAGGTACCATAGGTAACCAGTTGCGCCATCTTCAGTAGTGATTTCAACCCAACCAATTTGAGCCATATCAGAACCAGATACTGTGTAAGTATCTTTAATGATAATAGGCTTGTTGTCGAAGATGAAGTCATTAGCTTCTAATGAACCAACCATTCCTGCTGTTCCTTTTCTAAATTCTGAACCGTAAATGAATACTGTAACGTCAGCGTTACCAACTCCAGTACCTGCAGTTACTAAACCACCTGCTTCATAAAAATCAGCTGTGAACTGTCCTCTACCACCAGCGGCATTGTTTACTGCACTTACCACAGCCTTATTAACACCTGTACCATTATTTTGAACAACTACAATAGTTTGTCCTACTCTAATAACTTGTTCAGCTGCTACTGGGTCTAATACATCATTTACTTGAAATACAGCTTGGTCAGCATTTAGAATTGCTGCTGTACCAACTTGTGTATATTTCGTGTGTAACCTACCTTGCTCTGCCCATTTGATAAGGTCTGAGTTTGTAGGCATTTCTGCTCCTACCATTCTAAGGAATGAGGAGATTGTTCTATTACCATATCTTTCGAATTCTTTTTCGTAAGTATCTGGTAAGTACTGATTCAACCAATTGAAATCTGCATTAGTTAAATAGTTTTCCGCTGTTGGAGTTCTCTCGGAACTCGGTGTCAAAGCAAACCCTGGGGTTGCTAATACTTGTCCTGCCATAATATTATTTTTTATTTATTTAAATTATTAACTTCTTTTTATACTCTTAATTTTTAGCCCACGACTCGAAGGTTGTGAAACTGATTTTACTTGAAGTCCTGATTTTGAAGAAACCTCTGGTGCAGTACGCTCACTCATGTTTATGTTTTTCGTTTTACGTATTACATCATCTGTTGCCTGCGATTTACCTTGTTCATAAAAGAACTGAGCAAACTTTTCAGGGTTCATAGCAATTGCTAAAGAGCGGTGGTATCCTTCTGCATCTTTTAAAAAACCTTTAGAATCCAAATATTTATTTACAAAATTAAGTGGAGTCTCTTGCGCTTTTTTAAGTTCAGAAGCACTGCCTGGAGTATAAACAATATCGTTATCACCTACATTGAATTTAAAACCTTTAAACTCGGTGCTAAATATTTCGTCGCTTTTTTTGACGAACCATTGTCTTTTATGATTTGCTTGCTCCTCTTGAGTTTTAGCTGACTCAAGATATTGCCTATATTCAATTAGTTCATTATTATCAGCATTGGCAGAACTTTCCCTTGACTCAAGGGGCTGTTTGTATATCTCTTGCTGTTGTCTAAGAAACTTTTTTGCTTTGGCAATTTCTTTTTTCTTTGCTAATTTAATTTTCTTAATCTCAGTTGGTTCATGTATTTCTTCATCAAAATCAAAATCTTCCATTAGAAGATCTATATCTTCAGAATCTAAACCTTCTTCGGTTATAGAATAATATTCTTTTAGCAAAGCATCTGGACTTAAATCAGAATAATCTTTTTGCAATTTTGCAAAATCATTAAACCCACGTCCAGTTTCTTTTTTATACTTTAGGTAAGCAGCAACGTCTTCAGGAAGCGGTTCGCTATCCTCACGTTTACTAACTAATTCATCAATAGAATTAATTTCCTTACCGTATCGTTTTCCAATATATGAAAGAACTTCGTCTTCATTTAATTCAGGCGGAGCGTCTAGTTGTGGAGGTTGTTCTTCAACCACCTCTTCAACAGGAGCTTCTTCCTGTGTATTATCTTCTTTAACCTCAACTTCAGCTTCTGGCTCTACAGCCTTAACCTCTATTGATTCTTGCTCAGTCTCAGACTGAAACTTCTCCTCATGCTTATCCAGGAGTTCTTGTTCTATTTGCTGACTGGATTTTTCATCAGCCGTTACTTCTCTTACTTTAATGTCCATTTGATTTGATTTAATTTATATGCAAAGTTACGCAAAATTTAAACACATTATCTTGGTTCAAATTCAGATAAGTCAAAACCATCTAAACTATCCTCGTTTGATTCAAAGTTTTGCGGAGGAAGATTATTTTTTCTTTGAGTAATTAATTTAGATTGTTCAGTATTTTGCTGACTTATTCTATCACTCTTCGCTTGCTCCTTATCGCTTTCTCTTTGTGAGAGTTGAAACTGAGTCATTCCTTGCAATTGCAAGTTATAGTTGAACTCTTGTTGCATTAACTGAGCTTTTAACTGAGCTTCCGCTTTTTGTTTTTCTATTTCAAAAGCAACGTCTGCTTGCCTATACTGCATTTTAGCTTGAGTCTCAGCTTGTATTTTTTGCATAGCTACTTGTGCCGCAAGTTCTTGAGACTTCAATTGTTGCTGCGTAATCATCGCTTGCTTTTGCATTTCCATTTGCTGATCTTGTTCTTGCTTAGCTTTACGCTTTACTTTTAATAATTGATTTGCAAGTTTTAGGTTTCTAATCTCACGTATATCTATTGCGTCTTCTAAATTAATATCTCCCTTGGATAAAGCCATTTGAATATTCTGCTCAAGCATAGCTTTTTGCTCTTCATCTGGCGACATCTCAATAAAAATTCCAAAGTCATATATATATAACTCAGCTATATCCCCAAGGATACTAACATTGTATTTGCCAATTTTATTAATAAAGTCATCTTTAAAGTCTGCGTATTCTAAAATATCCGCTACCCTATAAGTTAAAGCCTCAGCTAACGTTCTATATATGTAAAGACTTCCATCTAATATATGACGAGTAGCGGTATTAGAACTTAATGCTGCTAATTTTTGTACACCAACTAAAGCGTCAGAGTTAGCTCCACTACCGTCTCTCGCTTCATTTAAGCCTGTTACAGCACGTATCATGTCTAAATAATGATTTAGGTTAGCAATTAACATTTGCGTCTTAGAAGCGCCTGAATTGCTAGTTAGCTGCTGTATAGGTATTTTACCTTGATTATAATCTCCTTCTTGCGTATAACTCCTACCAATTACACTACCTGTTTGAAAATATAAACGAAGTGCATCCTCTGGATTATATGCTGCGCCTGTTCCTAAGTCTACCTCATTCAAACCATCTGCATCTATATACACGCCATCTGGTACTGTACGTGCAATAACTTGCTGTAATTTTAAATGCGTCATCTGAATTAAATCAGCATACGGAATCATTCTTCTAACTAGTGATTCAATAACTCCCTTATACATTCTAGGTGCTACAGCTACGTAATTAGGTATGGCGTGTTGAGAAGCAGACTTAGGCCTTACCATGTTCTTAGCAAGCTCCCATTTTAAAATTATGTTTGTACCCATAACCATTACCCCATCATACCAAACATCAATTGTTTTTTCTACTTTTTCAAACTTACCCTCTTCCATCATTTCATCTGGGGGATTAAAACCATCATCTTTTTCTATCATGCTTATATTACCGTTGTCTTTAACCTTTTTCTTATAAACCATCTTCTGAGTGGTCTTATAATTAAAATACATTAACGTACAGGTATCACGAAAGAATATATCGTTTTCGTAAAATTGAGCTGTATTGAAATAATTATACCAGCTTTGGCTATAACGAGATATTTTTTCTAAATCATCATTTGTTAGAGTCGTGTCAATCTTCATTAACTCCGCAATAGGAACTGTTTTAATTTCACCCCAGTAAAAACAATCTTTAAAGTGAGGGTCTTCAGTATAGCTATAAACTATATTAGCTGGGTCTACATACGAAACTTGAACACCAGAGCCTGGCAAAAACTCATGCTTAGCTACAGCCATACCCGTTACCATCATATCGTAATCTAATCGTTTACGAATATCTATATAATGATTCTCTGCAAACATGGTATCAATTGCTTCTTCTTCAGCAATCTCTATAGCAGGCTTATAATTAAGATTCATATAAAGAGACAACTCTTCATCACTAGCTGGCAGTTCATCTGGGTTCATTATAAAAGGATCAAACCCTGTATTTTTCTGAACTATTTCAAGAACATCTTTGGCGGCCATTTGACCTTCAATCATTTCTTGATATTTACTTCTCTTTGATTGAGACAATGCATCTTGCGCATACGCCTTTACTTTAAAAAGCCTATCTGACATTCCATTAACCACTATGTCCACAAACTTTGGGATAATTGGAACAGGTGTCCAGTCAAGATTTAAGTAAGACAAATCTCCGTCTACCGCTAATTCATTTTTATATTTTGCAATTGATTGTTCACCTCTTGCATATAGGCGTAGTCTGTTAAAGTCCCTCCACTGACTATAGTATCGACATCCATTAGAATCTTTACGAAACCATTCATATTGAATAGCTTGTCCTATTTGTAACCCAAACTCATCGGTCGCTTTCTCAGCATCAGATACAAACTGACTAGGGAATCCTACTGATGAAATGTTTATGTTTACCTCTTTCATCTAATTAATTCACTTAATGTTCCTTTGTTATTATATGTCGCAAAGTTAAGACTTATTTTTGACTCTTTTTTCTGCGGTAGATATACATGTTTTTGGTTTGCCATAATAGCTAAACCTGAGCTAATACTAGCATCAAACTTAGTTCTCGCGCTTATATCAAACCTAGACCAATCTTCCAATGTTCTAGTAAAATACATACTTCCCATTTCATCCCCAGGTCTGGACCCACCATCTAAATCTAAACCTACATATTTTTCTATGTGTGACTCTATTGCTGCGGCATGAGACTGCTTGATGTCCTCAGAAGTATTTGGTATACCTCCAAGCTCTTTCTCTGTTTGCGATAATTTTGTGTAGTGCTTGTCAGGCCTGTTCATACTAAACCCTCTATACCCCCTGTTTTTAAAGTGATACAAAAGTCTAGGCTTGTTGTTCTCAACAAGTATAGGCATACCATAAAATACGCAAGCCATTAATACTTCCTCAAAAAATATCTCTGCTGTTTGTGGTCTAGCCACATACTCTAAGAAAAACTCATTGCTTGGAGCATCCGCCATACTGTATTTGGTTAAACCATGTAGTGCTCCGTTAGATCCTCCACCTTGAACTGTTCCTGATATATCATACGAGTCACATCCAAATGCGCCAATATGTTCGTTTGACGGAAAGAACACACCATGTTTTGTAACCTTAGCATTATTTAAACCTTTTTTAGGAGTCCACGATACTTTAAACCTACCCCTGGAATCTGGAGTCCATATAACCTCTGAGTCTTTGATTCCGTCTTTCCAGTAAAACCTCCCTCTTGTAACATGATGTTCCATTATCAATGAATCATTATAATCTATCTGCTGATATATCTTTGTTAAGTTAAACAGTGATGATTTACTTTCATCCCTAAATGCATGCGACTCGGTTCTAGGAAACTGTCTATAAAATTCATTTAGCGCATCAGCATCTTTTTTTAATGAATCAACTTCTGCCTCCCAATAATCAATAGCTCCATTTGTTATCCACTCATCATCTACTCCTCTAATTTTTTTCTCTGGAGCTCTAAACACAGGCATACCAAACCTATCTATAAACCCTTCCATGTTCCACTCCATAGGAATAAATAGATTGTACAGCCCTGATTTAGTCTGACCGTTTGCATTACGAGTTTTTAAGTCTGAATCTTCAAACAATCGCTTAAAGTTTTCCCCACCCTTACTAAGCGCATTGGAAGTAGAACCCATCATACACTTACCTATTATCTTACTACCTAGTCTTAAACAAGTCTTAGTTACACGCCAATTATTTTGAATGTTGTTTGGTTTTAACCACTTACCTGATTCATCGTGTACTAAAAGCAAAAGTTTTTCACCATCATACGAGTTATCATCTGTATTCTTCCAGTCAATAGTGGTATCAAGACCTGTCAACTCTTCGTTCATCACCTCATGCATATTCTTTTTGGTAATTTTAGATGCAGGAACTCTAAA